AATTAAATATTACTTCAGTATATGCTCCTTCACAATCCATTCCTATTCCATATACACTAAAAAATCTATTAATAGTATAATCTAAGCCTACCATATTATCATAGCTGCGAATTAAATTTTCTGTGTAATACTTTCCAGCTCCATATATTGTATGAGGGGTACAAGGATCATTTTCTTGTATAGGTTGACGTTTTGGTTTATTATATACACTAGCCGTACTAGAAAAGAATAATTTAATATTATTTTTAGCACAATAATTTACTACATTAAATCCTCCAGATGCTATATAATCATGTCCTTCTTTATTATAAGTAGCACATCTATTAATTCGAGTTGCTGCTAAATGAAAAAAATGAGTAATATCATTTAATACAGTAAAATCAAAATTACAAACATCACCATAAATAAATTCAATTTTATCATCTTCAGAGATATTTCTTAAACTATTAGTTCTTACTAAATTATCTATTATATAAACTTTATTAAAACCCTCTTTAAGTAATCTTAAAGATAAATGTCCTCCTATAAAACCTGCTCCTCCACTTATTATTGCATTTTTTCTTTCCATAACCTTTTATATTCTGTTAAAATTGTTTGATTAAAATCTTCAAACCCCCCTAAATTACTAGTATCATATTCTGAATTTCTATATAGCCATAAAGGTGTTGGGTGGTAATAACCTTTTTGTTCATTTAATAATATTCTAGCCCAATATTCCATATCTGCTGCTCCTTTAAATTTTTCTAAATTTGGTTTACCTATAATATTATGTAATTCTTTTCTATATAAAGTTCCAGGAGCAAGTAAATTATTATTAGCTCTAGTTATTTTATTATCAACAACACCAAACCATTCTTTAAATCTATCTAAAGGTTTTGAATAATCAAAATTTAAATGGGAAGGAATCATAGGTCCTTGTTGATTTAAATTCTCATCAGTTCTAATACCATTACAACTAAAAAACATCATTTCAGGATTACTAAATATTTCTTTTACTTTTTTATAAAAATCACCTACAAATACATCATCTTGTCCTGTATTATGGATGATATCTCCTTTAACTAATGGTAATGCTCCAACCCATCCTCCACTACAAATACCCATACCAAAATTACGTTTACTATAGTAATACTCAGTATTATAATTCATAATATTTTTTACATCATCATAGATATCTTTATCACCATTATCATTAAAAAGAATATATTGATAATCAACATTAGCTTCTTCTAAAGCTAAAATATTATATTGTACAGATTCATTTACATGAGGATTACGTTTATATAAATTATGTATTACTGATATTTTCATTATTTTGCTGGGTTTCCTTTTATTATTGAATTATCTGGTACATCTTTAGTTACAACAGCACCAGCTCCTATTACTACATTATTTCCTATATTTACAGGTAAAATAGTCGCATTGCTTCCTATTCTTACATTATTGCCAATTTTTGTTTTTCTTTCAATCCAATTTTCTCTTTCTTCAGTAAAATTATCATTTACAAACATAACTCCATGAGCTATAAAACAATTATCTCCAATTTCAACACTACTACAAATAAATGAATGGCTACTTATTCTTGTATTATTTCCTATTTTTACATTATTTTGTATTTCAACAAAAGGACCTACAAAACTATCTTTTCCTATTTTACATCCATATAGATTTACAGGATTTATTATTTTTACATTATCATGTATTTCAGGAGCATTTAATTTTGGGTTTTGATTATCTACTACTCTTTTTCTTAAGTTAGTAGTAGAATAATCATGATTTCTATCATGATAATAAATTGGTGATATATTATAACTTGTTATTTTATCTTCTTTATTTTTCCAATCTGACCCTAATATTCTAATATCTGGTTTAATATTTGTTAGTAGTTCTCTTAAATCACATTCAGTAGAATATATTAATACTTTATCAACATATTTTATAGAACTAATCATTGTATATCTTTCTTCTAAAGTTTGAATAGGTTTATTTTTATCTTTTCTATCTATAGTGGGATCTGTTTGTAATCCTACTATTAAATAATCACAATGATTTTTACAATCTTTTAACATTAAAATATGTCCTGGGTGTAAAAGATCAAATGTGCTACAAGTAAATCCTATCTTAGATTTTTTCATAAAAACTATTTTGTTTTTCTTGTCTTTCTATATCTTTAGGGTGATATAAACAATACTCTGGATTTCCAGGTAGAGATGCAAATTTATCATATCCTACTAATTGTTCATGAACTGGTTTTGTCCATTTAATCCTATCAGGATCATTTTTATAAATTCTCATTTGTGGATCAGGAAAATTAACCCAACCTTTATTATTTACATTCCAACCCCATTTATTAATATGTTCTGGAGTTAAATCTGCTACAGTATTAATTCTAGAAACCCAATATGCTTCAACTTCAGGATTATTTTCTATCATCCATGGTAACCCATTAAAAAGATATTCATTTGGGTACTCATCTGCATCAATTAGAAATATCCAATCTCCATTACACATTTTAGTAAGATAATTCTTCTGTTGAGCAAAATCATTATTTAATGGATTAGAATACCAAGTAAAAGGAGAAGTTGTTCCTACACTTTTAGCTCTTAAATATTCTTCTACTGTTTTTGTACCATTTTGAGAATCAAATAATATTACAATTTCATCTTCTTCTCTTTTATGTTCTAATAAAAAACTAACTAACCTTTCTAATTCATTAATTTCATTACAAACGGGAACTGCATAACTTATTTTCATATTTTTTATTCAGGTAATACTCCAATATACGAAAGAGCATCTATAAAGCCACGTTCTGGATCAAAAGATTTCAAATTGTTCATATCCATTCTGTGTTTATAATATTCGCCTGATTTTCCAGGAATTGGATATTTTAATTTTTCTTCTTCTTTTACTTCAATTGCTTTAACTGCTGACCAAGACCAATTGTCTTTATCTGTACCATTTGCAAATACCATTCCTAACTCAGGTTCATTTATAGTGTTAGGTACCCAAACAAGTCCTGTTTTTGGATCTGTCCAAGATAAATCTTTATATAATTCAGGAAGAGATGTTAATTGTTCTTCATAAAAATCTGATCCTGGAGTCATTAAAGTATTAGTCCAAAACCCACATGATAAACTAAAATAATTAGTTATATTTTCATTAACTTCCATTTTATAACATAAATCCCCTCCACTTTTAGGACAATTTATTATCTCATCATACTTCATATTTATACTTTTTTTAATGTTGGTAAAACTGATTTTTTATTAGATTTTTTTAATTTAGGTAAATTTAAAGATACTTGTTGAGGAAGATCTACTTTTTTTAATATTTCTTCTATATTATCTTTCATATTACTATAAGCAAAGTTTTTTCTACTAAAATATCCTTGTCTTTTAGCTCTTTCTAACCAAAATTTATAATTATCATATACATCTATGTAAGCTTTATTTATTTCCATTGCATTAGGTTGAAACCATCTTGCTTCTGGAATTAATATATCTTTAACTTGAGCTGATGGGTGAACATTGGTTAATTGTCCTTGAAGTAATAAGGTAAAATCATTGTTTAAAAAATCTATTTGTCCAGACCATCCTGAACATATTATAGGTTTATTTACTAAACTAAATTCTAATAAAGGTCTTCCAAACCCTTCACCTCGAGTATGAGAAACCATTGCTTTTACTTTAGGATGATTATATAATTCATTCATTTCTTGATTAGTAAAATCACCATGTAAAATATAAATATTTGGTAATTTACCTACACATGAATTACGAATTGAATTAAGTTTCCTCATAATTTCTCTTCTATCCATATAAGAACTATTCGCCATTGAAGTTTTTATAATTAGTGCTGGTTGTTTCTTTTTATTTTTAAAAGTTTCGTAAAAAGATTTTATTGTAACTCCTAAATTCTTTCTATCTTCACCAATTTCACCTTGCATCCAATGTCCAACAGCTAAAAAAGCAAATTTTTCGGGTATTGAATTTATATCTTTTAAAAGATTTAATTCTTTTAACTCTGATGTTTTTAAAGGTTTATAAATATCTAAATCACCACCTTCTAATAATACTTCTATAGGTTTTTCAATTTTACTTACCCCAATTTTTTGATTAGTATTTTGATCCATTTTATCATATACTGAACTTAAAAATACTTGTTTTGAATGTTCTGAAGAAACTATATTAATATTCATTCTATTCATTCCTTCAATCCAAGGGGCTGCACATAATGTTGTTTCAATTCCTGCTGTAAATCCTATATTATACTTTCCAACAGGTTGGAATTCATTAGGTACAGTAATTTGTGCCCAAATATCTGGTTGAGAATCTAATTGAGGTATTATATGTTTTTCTAAAAAACTCCATTCAGGATTATCTTCAATAAACCCAAAAGCAGTATTTCCCCACCTTTGAGGTAATATTTTAACATCATATTTATCTAATTCTATAATAGATTTAACTAAATCTCTTGATCTTGCTCCATATCCACTATAAGTGTCAATTGGGCAACTAATAACAAATGTATTTTTCATATTTAATAAGCTAATTTATGTGGTAAAATTCTTTTTTCGTAATCTGTGTCTTTTAAAAATTCATATTTTTCTCTTGATTGCCAAGTTGAAAATAATTCTTCAGTTGCATCTACAAATCTTTCAGTCATTTTTTCGGAAGTAAATCCAGCTTCATTACTAATAGCCCAATCATATCCTTTTCTTCCAATTTCTTTTCTTTTTTCTTTACTCATCCCTGAAACCTTTTCTCAGTGGTTAACCGTAATTTTAATATACACATATTTACGCAAAAAAAAAGCCCCACCGAAGTGGGG